CTCGGGCTGCTGATGTCCCGAGGCGCCGGGTGGATTGAGGTAAACGACACCACGCGCCTTGCGGCCTGACGCGGCCAGAAGCGCGGCGTCGAGAGAACGGATTGTTGTGATCGAGGCTTCGGCGTTCGCCGGTATGGTCACGGCGCTTGTCTCCAGCCATGCCCATTTGAGAAAATGCAAACCGCCATCTTTCAAATGCGAATGCTCGATTGATTTGAAGCCGATCGAAAGCCCCTGCACAAGACCGGCTTTGATGGATTGCCATGCCTCGTCGAGACGTTCTTGCAGGCGACCAAGCTCGGCGATGCGCGCGAGTTTGGCGGTGATCTCGATGCCATCCTTGCCGCTCTTCGCTGCCGTGACGTGGCCGATAGGTGCTGCGGAATCATGCTGCCACAGCAACGGCAGCGGCAATTTGAACTGCGCACCCTCGGGCTCGACGATGTCGCCCAGCCGGTCCGGCGTCGGCGTCGTGGCCATTCCGGTGATAACCCGTTCGTCCTCGTTCACCCGCTTAATTGAAAGCAGGCTGTAAGCTCGGTTAAGCATGATGAGCCCCTTAGATGACGTACAACCGCGGCACCGGCGTTGTCCGCGGCTTCGGATCGCGCACCATCACGGTGACTGCATCCATCAGCGCCGACCACAAGTCGATCTTCGCGTCGCCGGCATTCTGCTTCGTAGCCCGGATCGCGGTTGCCGTGCTCTCGATTTTCACATTACCCACACACCAATCCATCAATTTGTTCGGCGCATGCTTCAATGTGCCATTCTCAGTCTTGCGCTCGGCCGTCTTAATCGCGTTCATCATCGCATAGCCTTGCGGCGCGCCGATGAGCTGCTCGCCCTCTTGCGTGATGCCGATGTCCCGCAGCGCCTCGATGAACTCCCCGAGCCCCGCTGGATCAACGGCCACCGCAGCCAATAATTTCTTCTTGTTGATCGTATCTATGAGTTCGCAAATCTCCTCGATATCCTCAGCCGCATGTTCCACAATGGTGAGCTCGCCCGCCGCCTGCGCCTCGCGCAATCGAGGCGCGATCGACTTCCGCCGCTCAAGCACGCTCTCATGGCACCAGGCCTTCACCCAGCAAAGCCAATCGCTCGTCTCGCGGCAACGCCCGACAACGGCCAGGCCGAACAGATCATCAAGGCCGCCACCATCGATCCCCACGACAATCACTTCCGATCTGATCAGGATTTCCTCGAGCGTGAGCGCCGCATCCTCGGCCGCCTCCCAGAATTGCGCGCCAGGCCAGCCATCGGTACGCATGCCGACGCCCATCTCGATGTTGAGATGCTGTGAAGCCCAGCGCCGGATCTCATCATCGCCCTTGTAGGTCGCGGTCTCGTAATCAGATACGAGTCGCTCGATGGTGATCGACTTACCAAGATTCGGTGTCACCATCGGCCAATTCGCCGGATCAGCCCATTGATGTCGATCACGCGCGATATCATCTGGGAATTCATATAAGACCGGCAGCAATGCGCCATTGGCCACTCGGCCATCACGAATAGCGCGGGCCATCTGAAGCTCGGCCCGGAATGCGCCCGCCGGTGGCTCGTCCGATTGCGTTGTGATGAACGCCAGAAATGCCTCTGGGATTGGCAACAGCCCGCCACGAATCTGGCCGATGATCCGGCTCGCCCGCGAGTTGCGCGATATTTCGTGCAGTTCATCGATCAATACACCGGCCGGCTTGACTCCGGTCAAAACGGAGGTATCGAAAGTCTTGACCTTAAGTTGCGCCCCGGTATTGCGATCAGTGATGACTTTCAGATGCTCCTGTACGTGCATGCGCTTTTGCAGGAATCCATCCGGATCGATCTGCGTCATTCCCGCCGCCTGCATGAATGCCAAATCGGCCACCGCCTGCGTCGGCGCCACGAGCAAAAATTCAGCTCGCGGCCTCCTGTTAAGCAGCAATGCGGTCACCATCAGGCCCGCGCCGTAGCTCGTCTTGCTACTTTTCTTCGCCGCAAGCACGAACAACTCACGGATCACCCGTGCGCCATTCCTATCGATCGAGCCGAGCAGAACACCAACGATCTCACGAAACCACTCGCCTGCCGCAACTGCCATAGCCGGAACGCCAGGCACGTCTGGAAGCCGCAGCTTGTTGAAAATCTTGATTGCACGCGCACTCTCATCTGGATTAATTCCGCGCGCAGCATCAGGAATGAGCGACTGCCGCCGACAAATGCGCGCTTCCCAATCCCGGCACGACAGATCTAATTGACCAGCGTGTTCCACTCAGTGCCCTCAGCCGCCGTTGTCGCGGCAATCTGCGCCTGCTGCTTCTTGCCAATCAGCATCGGATCGTCGGCGGGAATCTCACGCCAGCCCGCGCGAACTTTAAGCCAGAAGATCGCAGCCACAACCGATCCAGGGCCGTTGCCAGTCGCCTTCTGAAACAAACTCTGCGCGACCAGAGCATTCGCCTTTATGTGCGCAGTGCCGAGCTCATAGGCATAATGCTTGCGCAAGGTTGGAATAGTGATCGACAGAACACGGGCAATCTCAAGTTCGGGAATGCCATAACTCGCCATGCTCTCGACTTGCTTGCGCGCACGCTCGTCGGGCGCGTGTAATTTACCTTGCGCCATGTTCTATTGGTTCCACTTGTGGACAGTCACAAAGCCACGTCATCAACACCGAATATTGCCCATGGCAGATATCGGCAAACGTATCAGTAATGTGCCAACCAAGCACGAGATACGATTGCACACGATCATGCTGCACGTAGCGGAAAACTCGTTCCATCTGATTCGCGCTTCGCCTTTTCGCCGGTGAAGTTCTGCCAGCGCTCAACGATCACATCAACATAAGCTGGCGACAGATCGCAACCAATACCTACCATTCCAGTTTGCTCAGCAGCAATAATTGTTGAACCAGTGCCACAGAATGGATCAAAGATCACATCTCCCTTATCAGCAAATGCATTGCAAAAGAATTCTGGCAATCCAACCGGGAAGGCCGCCGGATGCCCCAGCGCATCGTGCGAACTCATAAAAGTCGGCAGCCGATTGCCCGGGTATGCAAGACCGGGACCGATGAATTCGCCGGGCGCGGCTGACGTGCAGGGCACGTCAGCCATCAATTTTGTTGTGCCATTACGACGCCTTTTTACGGCACCAAACATTGCCGGATTTTTTCGGCCCTGCTCATTCGCCCATGAGGTGTTACCAACGCCCAACCCAGCCGCGATTGGCACATTATCGCTCGCATGCCGCACGTTATCAGGCCGCATCTTCCATCTTCCGCGCGTAAATTGATAGATCGGCTCGAACTGATTCTTAAATCGCTGCGTCACCTTTTTGGGGACACCATGACGCTCCCAGCAAAATTCGGTCGCAAAATGCCATCCCCACTCTCGCACGTGAGCAATTACGAGATCAAACACATAAAGCGATGTATCGAGACCATCGACGGATGGCTTGATGTTGATAAACCACGAACCATCATCAGCAAGATGGCGCGCAATATTGGCTGCCGCCGGCTTAAACCATTCAACATAGCGATCAGGATGCACCGGGTAGAAGCCGCTGGCCTTATCATACTCGCGCTGCTCAGCGTATGGTGGCGACGTAAAGGCAACATTGATGACACGACCACCAAGAACTCGTGCAACATTGTCACAATTCATTGCATCGCCGCACATGATCCGATGTCGCCCGAATTGCCACACATCTCCCCATTGCGTCACCGGCACTGCGGGCGGTTCAGGCGCCTCATCAGGATCAGTCAGGCCAGGATTGATTCCGGTAAGCCGCGCAAAATCGCTGTCCGAGAAACCAATCAACGGCATATCAAAACCAACGTCCGCAAGCTCGCCGAACTCAATCCGCAATAATGCTTCATCCCAGCCGGCATTCAGCGCAAGCTGATTGTCGGCAATCCGATAAGCCGCCTTCTGTGCCTCAGTCCATCCCACCGCCACCATAACCGGCACATCGCGGAGGTTGAGTTTCGATGCCGCCAACACTCTCCCGTGGCCAGCAATGATCAACCCAGCCTCATCAATGAGTACCGGAATCGTCCATCCCCATTCGCGGATCGAGGCAGCAATTTGATCAACCT